ATATTTACTGCGGCAAGATTGTGGTGACGCAGACCGGGACCATCACCAAACTCGAAACCGTCCAGACCGTTCTTGATAGATATTTCGATTCAACTGGTTATTTAACGGACAGCGACATCTACTACGACCCCGCCGAATGGGACGGGGTGACCAAGACCTTCTACCACGAACACGACGCCCCCGGTTCCGGCACCAACACCAGCAAGCTCCAGAGCGACCCCAACGGCACCCCGGCGGACATAGCCAACTCCAGCATCACCGGAACCAACCGCACCCGTGGCGGCACCGCCCTGACCATGCCGGGGACGGCCAAGGAGATTGATACCTACCTGACGGCAGGGGCTCTTCACCACAGCAAGTTGATTGCGATAATCAGCATCGTCACGGGCACCACCTACAATGAATCGGTAACTCTTGCCGCCTCTGTTGGGGTTTCTCCTGCTCCAAAAATAACCTTCAACCAAGCCGTGACTTTAGGTGCTGGTGCTGGGGTGTCTGACACAAACATTGCCAGTCTTGTAGCAAGTGCCAGTTTCCCGGCCACAGCTTCTATTAGTCCGACTCCAGCCAATATCATACAACTGGCAGCAACGCTAGCTGCGACTGCTGAGATCGCCAACCAAGGGGGACTCTCTTTTGGATACTCAATCACACTGGACGCCACCGCCGGTCTAAGTCCCGATAAAGAATTAATCCTCAACACGGCTGTAACTCTACCCGCCAGTACTGCAATGATTGAGGCAGCAAATGCCGGATTAGTAGCTTCTGTCAGTTTCCCGACCAGTGCTGGTGTTGGAATGAGTACGACAATTATTATGGCGGAGGATATTAGCTTAGCCGCAGCCATTAGTATTCTTAACCAAGCGGGCCTTGCTTATGCTGCGGCACTCAGCCTTGATGCCAATGCGGGACTGACCCCGGTTCCGAATCTAATCATCAACTTGGATATGTCTCTCGCTGCCAGAGCGGGATTATCAGATACAGCCTTCGCAAGTCTTGTAGGGGCAATAAGTCTTCCTGCTTCTACCACTATTGGAGTATCTACAGCGCTTATCGCTGCCACTGCCACCGCTTTAGCTGCTTTGGTGGGGGTTTCCAGTCAAGCAGGGTTTATTTCTACTGCGACAGCCGTTTTAGCCGCTGTTGCAAGTATTACTCCGGATAAAAATATAACCTTTAATATGACAACTGACTTCGGTGCAGAGGCAGGGTTATCTCTCGCTAATGTTGGTAGCTTAATCGGGAGCATCAATTTATCGAGTACCGCTGCTATGGATATAACTCCGGCGGTCATTATGGAGGTATCATCCATATTATCAGCTTTGGCCTCCATTTCATCAACATGCAGAGGCATATTTGCTGATAGACTTACTTTACAAAGCTCTGCGGCTGTTTTAAACACAGCGGGACTTACTCTTACTGTTACTATAATTTTACCAGCCAGTGCCGGAATAAATACACAGGCTGCTGTTACCATTACAGCACTGATCAATTTATTATCAAGTGCTGGTTTTCAAGTTACTTATGAAGCTGGAGTTGTTGTTTTGACACACCTTTTCGGCTACCGCCGACGTTAAGGAGAAATCAAAATGGCTGATGTCGCAGTTGAAAAATGGGGTAAAAGAACTCTTGAGCTAACTTATACCGGTGCCGGGGCAGACTGGACCTGTTCCAGGAAAATCCGAATTAAAGCCATATTTTTCGCAGCTACGGCTGCGAATGATGTTCTTCAAGTTCGAGAAGATGCCTTGACGGGTCCGAGGATGATAAAGGTAAAGTCAATCTCCGGCGAAGCGATCCCATCTTATTTCTTCGGTGATTATTTAACTCGCCCCTGCATAGTATTGGCTGACTGTACCTTTAACACGATAGCGAATGCGGTTATTTCCATCGACTTCGATTATCAAATATATGCGTAAGGGGAGTTAATGAACCCCGACACCGCCATATTAATCCGAGCCCTAATAAGGGGGTTTAAGTACTTAGTCAAGTTACTTGAACAAATTTTGAAAGGAGAACCGATTTAACTTAAAATGACAATTTGCTCCCGTCCCCTCCTTAATTGAGCAGGGCGGGATAAAACCAGAGCGCCAATAAAATGGTCTCCTGGTCTTCGGACCTGGGGACTTTTTTTATTTTTGGAGCCTACCGGACGGGCTTAATCACCGGGCAAAAATCCGCGCCAAGGAGCGTGTCAAATGGCAGATGAAGAAATCCTAACACCTTCAGGGGATACACCCCCTGTCTCGGTCGTAGAAACCCCACAGGTTGAGGAAGCGACCCCCTCACTACCGGAAGGCGAGGTAAAGGCGGTGGAAACGCCCCCTGAACCCGAAAAACCTCCGAAGAAAGAACGCGGTGTTCAACGGCGCATTGATGAATTGGTGCGTTCACGTGAATACTACCGCGGCCTGGCGGAAGGAAGGCAGCCAGCTTCAACAGCCGAGACCGAGGAAATCCCCGGTCTGGTCCTGCCTCCTGAACCCCAAGAGGATGCTTTCGACGATTACGGCAAGTATCTCAAAGCCGTGGCCCAGCATGGCGTCCAGGTCGAAATCGCCAAGGAGAATGCAAGGCGGCAACAGGGCGCCCAGCAACAGTCCCGGCAAGAACTGATCGAAGCCTATTCTCAGTGGGTTGAGGAAGGCGATGACAAGTTTGAAGGATTCGGGGAAATAGCTGAACACGTGGGGGGCAAAATCACGCCCCACATGGGCGATGCTATCCGAGACAGCGAATACTCGCATGAACTCGTGCAGTATTTCTATGAGCATCCCAAGGAAATAACCCGTCTCGCCAAACTCTCTCCCTCCGCCGCAGTACGGGAAATCATCAAACTGGAGGGGCGGGTTTCACAACCGCCCCAATTAACCACCACCAAAGCCCCGGAAAAGACTGCTCCCGGGGGCGGTAAGGAAACCCCAGGCACGGATTTAGCTGATTTGCCTACGGATGAATATATCGCTGCACGGGAGAAGAAGTATTACGGGGCGTAATAAGGAGACCCCTTAAATGGCAAACATATTTCAGAACCCTACAATGATAGCCAAAGAAGCCTTGATGCACCTCAAGAACAACTGCGTCATGGGCAATTTGGTCTATCGCGGGTACGAAAAAGAATGGCACAACAGACCGAACGGCTGGCATGTCGGCCAGACCGTTTATGTCAAAACCCCAAATTACTTCCGGGTGAAAGATGGTAATACCGTTTCCACCGTGGAGTTGTTTGAACAAACCACGCCTTTCACCGTCAATTACCGCAAACACGTAGCCTGGTCGATAAGTGCCCTGGAAATGACCCTGGACATCGACAAGTGGTCAAAAGAATATCTGGAACCGGCTATGCAGGCCATCAGCAACTTCATTGATGTATCGCTGCTGGGCCTCTACAACGGCATCCCGAACCAGGTGGGCACACCGGGCACAACCCCCAAGGATTTCATCACCATGGCGTTAGCCGGGGCCAAACTAACCCAGCACGCTACACCTTTGAATGACCGTCACTTGGTCCTGGAACCCATCGCCCAGGCGTATATCGCTAATGAGATGAAGGGTCTGTTCCATCCGCAGATGGTTGGCTCCGCTTTCCAGCGGTCCAAACTGCCGCCGGTGGCTGGCTTTGAGACCTATGTAAGCCCTAACGTCAACACGCACACCAACGGCACCGCCATGAGCGGCCTGACCATCCAAAAAAATCTGATCTCCACGGAAGAAGATACGACCCTTTCCATCAAGTCCGGTGGCACCACCGAGACTTTCAAAAAGGGCGATATTTTCACCATCGCTGCAGTGAACGGGGTCAACCCGATCAGCGGTATCTCCACCGGCGTTTTGCGCCAGTGGGTTGTGGATGCAGACGCGGTGATGGACGGGGCCGGTGAAGTAGCGGCCCTGACATGCACACCGGGCACCGCTCCTTACAATATCCGGTCTGCGACTGCGGCTGCAGCCAAACTACCTTACCAGAACATGGATGCGCTGCCAGCTGACGCCGCGGTCATCACCCCGGAAGGCACCACGGGGCAGATTTACCCGGTCAACCTGGCTTTTCATCGCAACTGCCTGGGCCTGGCCATGGTTCCCCTGGAAATCCCGGCCAGCGCTCATTGGAAAGCCACCATGAGCCACGAAGGTTATACGATCTCCGTTGTTCGTTACTTCGACGGCGCCACCCTGACCGAAACGATCCGGTTTGACGTGCTCTTTGGCCTAAAGGTTCTTAACCCCTTCTTAGGTTGCAGGATTGCTGGCTAACCCCCAGACAAAAGGAGGGAATAAACTATGAGAAAACGGTTAATCATCATCGGCTGTGTCCTGATGCTCCTGGCCGGCGCGACGTTTGCGCTGGGCGGTCTCAACGACCGATTTTCCGGGATTAATCTGACCAGCGATAACTACATGGAACTGCCGCAGATAGCGGCGCCTGCCGGTAATCCGATAAATAACACCGGCTGGCTTTACGTCAAAGACAGCGCGGGGACTACCAAGCTCTATTTCGAGGATGATGCAGGTTTGGTCACTGACCTTATGGCCAGTAGCGCCACGTTATGGAGCAACATCGGTAATCCAGGCGCTAACAAGACCATCACCTTCGGAACGTGGACGACCACGCTCACCGGGGCGCATGTCGCGGCGGACGGGTTCACTATCCAGAACACCGGGGACTTCGGGGACATTTCCATCCTGAAGGTGCAACAGAGTGCCGGCAACCCGACAGACGGGACGGTGCTGGAAGTTATCAGCGCCGATACTGATGCCGATGCCCTGCTGGTAACGGCTAACTCCATCAATTCCCTGGTGGTGGCCGGGTCCGGCAACGTGGACATCCTTGGCGGCACCGGGACCATCACTTATACGGATTTCACCGTATCGGCTGATGGTGTTATCTCAATTACCCCGGACCTCAGCCCGGCGGCTTGTATGACCATCGCACCCAGCGCCGCGGCCACGACCGGCCTGGTGGTATCCAGCGCTAACCTGACCAACGCCATTGATGTTGGTGCTAAGACGATTCTCGGCGCAGCCGCGGTAATCAACTTCACCGCCTTTGATGTGAGCGGGGCGGGGGCCGTTACCTGCGCCTCCCTGGATAGCGGGTCCGGCACTATCGTAACCACCGGCGCGGTAAATGGCGGTAGTTTGACCATAACCGGAGCGGCCAATATCGGCACCTGGAAACAGGATGCGGTAATTCCTGCTTCCGCTGCTCCTACAACCATTACGGTTAATGGTGCGGGTGCAGGCGGCGTAACCATCGGCGGCACCTCCACCGGCGCTATCACGCTGGGCGGCGGCGCCACCCTGGTTAATCTCCCGGCTGCCACCGATATGACTCTCTCAGGCGGCACCATCACCGGGACTGATACCGGCACTGGACCGATGCTCAGCCTGACCAATAACACCCTGACAAACTCTAACCTCGTCACCCTAAGCGCCACTGCTATGACTTCCGGCAAAGGCGTTTCCTTCACCGCGGCTGGTGTCCTGACGGGTGATTGTTTCTATGCCCAGGCTACCGAGGGCGCGGGGTTCACTGGTAACTACTTCCGGGGTTATGACGGCACAGCGGATGACATCACGATCAAACGTCATGGAGCTATCACCATAACCGGGAATGCCTCAGCCGACATGTTGACCATCACCGCGGGCGATATCCAACTCACCGCGGGCGACATCGACCTGGATAACGGCCAGTTGATGGTGGACACCACACAGGATCTCGCCAGCAACATCAGCCGGAATTTTGCTGGTGCCGGTGGTGCCGCTTTGTTGACCGTGGCTGAACAAAATGCTGGTTCTACCAACACGGCCCTGGCGGTGACTAATGCCGGGACCGCGGCTTCAACCGGTTTGTCTGTGGCTCACAGCGGCGATAACCCGACTGTGGCCCTGACTGCGGGTGCGGCTCGGACCGGCGATGTCATAAATATCGACATGGCTAACCAGCTCGATCAGCGGGCTCTAAACATCACCGGGGCTATAACCAGCGTGGCGGCAGGAGGTGTCATCGAAGTCCACGCTACGGGGGTTATCCCGGCCACTGCTTCTCTACTGCGGTTGGATGCTGACACGGCCCAACCAGGGGACGGCGACGGCTGGATGCTCAATATCGACGACGACACCCTTGTTGTGGCCACACCCAGCAAGTATGCGGTACTCATTGACAGCAATGCCAATGAAGCCCTACATGTGGCGACCGGGAAATCGTTGTTTGATGAAGTGGCAACTTTTACCTCTGGTATTGTGGCTACTGGTGATATTGACGTTGATTTCTCCGCCAACACGGAAGAAATGAATGTTACCACGGCGGTTACGGATTATGCTGCGGGTACAGGAGTAGTCACGGTTTTTTCCAGTGGTGCAGGTGCTACCAATAATACCCATCTCCTGCGGCTAGTCAACGCGACTAATGGCGATGCCCAGGACCATTTCATCCTGTGCCAGGACAATTCTAACGGCGCGGCGGCTAACGGCGATGAGATGTTTGCAGTTGGAAGTGGTGGCGCGGTAAGGGCAGCCGGCGGTGTGGCCCCTGGGCCGACTGTTACCAGCGCCTTGCACAGCACCACCGTAACCATAGCCAATGCCGATATTAAGACTCTGCGCGCCACTCCCGTTACTTTGGTTGCGGCTCCGGGGGTTGGTTATTACGTGGAATTGGTAAGCGCCACCTTGATTCTCAATTACTCTACAGCCGTGTTCACAGAAAGCGCCGATAACCTGGTGATTCAATATAATACATCGGGATTGGATGCTACCGCGGCTATCGAAACCACCGGTTTCATTGACCAAGCAGCCGACCAGGTAGCTCATATCAAGGGAGATACCATCATCACCGCCACCGCAGCCAATATGGCTAATCTGGCCCTGGAACTGTTTAATACCGGGGACGGGGAATTTGGCGGCGGCAATGACAGCACCATGAACGTGGTCGTAACCTATTGGGTCCATGCTACCGGCTTATAACCTTTGAATGGGGGGCTTCGGCCCCCCTCGTTTTAACGAGGAATGGTTTATGGATAAACATATCCCAGGCTTTTTATTCCATGAGGATTGTCGGGAAGGGCGGATTTTTTATGATGTTACGAGCAGAAATGAAGCCTTGGCCACCGGCTGGGTGACGGGGCCGCACCTGATTGTTCCCAAGACAGACCCGGAACCGCTTCCATCCGAAGTTCCGAAAGTTCCGAAACCTAAGAAACACAGGGTTTCTAAAGGTAAACGCTAATGGCCACCGCCCGCACGGTCCTACAACTTATCAGTGATGCCCTGAGCCTGGCGGGGCATTACGCCCCCGGCGAACCCATAGCCGCGGAGGATTCGGACCTGGCCTTGCGCCTCCTGCAAGACCTCCTAGCTGAATGGGCTGGGCAGACCTTGACGGTCCCCTGTCTGGTGCTTGAAGCGATAACCCTGGCGGCGGCTAAAAACTCCTACAGCGTAGGGGAAGCTGCAGGAGCAGATTTAAGCACGGTGAGGCCGGAACAGATAGTTGGGGCATTTGTCCGGGATTCGTCTAACCATGACTATTCGGTGAGCATCATCGGAGAACGGGCTTACCGGCTTCTGGAGGAAAAAACCGCGCGGACCGGCAGGCCCGAGTGGATATGGCCCAATTATACCGCCCCCAACATGACCATTTATACTTATCCGACTCCGGATGCCATAGAAGCCCTTTCCATCCAGAGCATCAAGACGCTGACGGAACCCACTACGCTTGTTCAGGACTTATTGGCGACCGTCTCCATCCCCCGGGTTTACCACAACGCCCTGAAATTCAATCTGGCGGTGGACCTGGCACCGCATTACGACAAGCAATTGTCGCCCCTAACAGTGGCTCGTGCAACTCAAACCCTACGCACTATTAAAAGCCTCAACATAGCCCGCCGCGTCGAGGCGGCTAACATTGAAATCACTACCAGCGGCGGAGGTTATTTCAACGGAGATACCCTGGGAGAGTAAGAAAATGCCTGTGAAAATCACTAAATTAGGTGGCGGTAAGGTGAAAGTAAGTACTCCCGGCGGAACCAGGGCGAAGGCGACTATCATGGAGAAAGCCAAAGCTCAGAAACGCCTTTTGGATGCCGTGGAACATTCAGATTGGAGACCAACAGGGAAAAAGTTGAAGAAAGGTAAATAACTATGCCAATGAATTACTTGTCAAAGATGCCAATAGGGGGTGGTATGGCAATACCAAATAACAACCTAATGGTATCTCCGAACAATAATGAGGTTCATTATCTTATTAATATATTGAATAAGCACAAAGACAAGAACTTTGTCCAGAGGATTATGAAACCAGATGCGGAAATGAACCCCCTATTAGACGAATATGCCGGTCCAGGTACTCACGGCACCCATCTTATGAGTAGTGGAGAATTACCGAACGGGAAGGGGTTTGCTTATCCCGAAATCATTCAAACACAAGGCGGGAATCTTCAAAGATTAGGCCGCAGGGAAGCTATGGACTATGCCGTTAAAACAGGGGAATATATAGAGTTTGATACACCTCAAGAGGCTGAATGGTTCGGTAAAAACTATAAGAAGGTTTGGGGTATAAGATGAAAATCCCATTTGTCACCGACGCTTACCGGGGTGAAGTCCCCATAAACTGGTTTCCGGCTGCGGACGCCGATAAGGGCGTAATCGCGTTCGGAACCCCGGGACTTAAACCCTGGTGCGACCTTAAAGAGGTGGTTTCCGGCCTGACTGAAGTGCGAGGCTTCGGAGTCATGGGGGATTACCTCTATGCAGTAGCGAAAAGCGGTGCCGCGACCTCCAAGGTGTTTAAGATAACCAAAAACGGGATCGCTACGGAGATAGGCGACATTAATAGCGGCCCTGGTCCGGTCCAGATTATTAATAATGGTTCTCAATTAATGTTCGGGGATGGGACCACCGCTTATACTTACACTCCAGGCACCGGAGTTTTTGCCCTGATAACCGACGTGGATTTCCCCGGAGCTGGCAGCATCACCTACCAGGATAGTTATGGGATTTTCCATGAACCGGGCACGCGCCGGTTTTGGCTAACCGCGCTCAATGATTTTACCTCGGTTGACGCCCTGGATTACGCCAGTAAAGAAGGGCGGGCCGATAATATCGTGACCGTATTTTCGGACCACCGGGAACTGTGGCTCTTCGGTAGCCTTTCAATAGAAATCTGGCAAAACTCCGGGGCCAGTCCGTTTCCTTTTGAACGTCTGGGAGGCGGGTTCATGGAGTTAGGATGCGGGGCCGCCGCTTCC